TTCTTGATGACCAAGTTACACCAACTAGTTCAACTATAGATAAACTGGTCCAGTCAATATAATTATCAGTTGATTGTATTTCCATTGATGGATTAAACAATACTAATATTTGTTCTAAAATTTGTAATTTCATTGTAGTATTAGTAGTCCAAATATCTACATTAATTTTAAGATCAAAAGGTACAGGCATTAAACGTTCTACAGTAAAGGCATTGCCTTGTGTAGGTTCAAATGATTGTGTAGCTTCATTCCATGTACGTTGTTTAAAAGTCTTTTTGTCAAGAAAATATGGTTCTTGTACTCTGTCTCGAGAATAATCCATAGAGGTTATATGAAAAGTTATTAATGGTGAACTGGGCATTTTACTGGCAGAATTTTCTTGTATAATTACTGCGGCATTTCTACTGGCATCACCATATTTAACTGGTACTCGTACTAACCCAGCGGCTCCAGTAGCATCTCTACCATATTCTACTTGATAATTAGAAAACATGCGAGTAAATTGTAGTAAGAAACGTCTTATCTGTTGATCATAGAAAAAATCATTTGTGGTTGGCATTATTAATTATCCTTCTTCGGTGAGAGTAAATCTGACAAACTTTGTTTTCCAGTTATTGTTCCACGATCCGATGTTGTAACATTATCATCATTATTAGTGAAACCACTAAGTTGTCTTTCATCACTACCCGATCCTGGTGTAAGATCAGTTCTAACACCATCTTCTACTTTAACCCATCTTGAACCATCATATCTAAATAATCTATTAGGTGAATAATCTAATCTCAATGCATAATCTCCTACTCCTGGAGCAGATGGAAATGTAACACCTGGTGTTACATTTAAACCGTTAGGTGAAACAGCATCTCCTGTTAAATAACCAACTAAATATCCATCAACCTGCGGTTCTGGAGTTTTACCTGGAACTGAAGTTCCATCACTAGTAACAGTTTGTGTATTTACAGGTTTGAAAACACCATGTGCATCTTTTGCGGTAGGTGTTATATAATAACCCGTGTTATCATATCCGCTTGCAGGAAGTTCAATTTCTGCTTGTCTAACTATAGTATCATTAATATCTAAGTCTTTCTTCCTTGTTCCTAAGAAATCATCAATAGTACCTGCTGATGGATTATCAGGATCAAGTGGTTTGTTAAGTATATCATCGTACTCTTGACTACTTGTTAATGGTGTTGCTTTAACACGCCATAAATGTGGATACCAAGTTTGGCTAAACCCTTCGCTGGCGAAACTCGCATCTTGTATTACATAATATCTTGGTAATGCTTTAGGTCCGCTTGTATCTAGTGGATGATAATCTTTTAAATTAGGAAACTCTAATACATCTCCAGCCATTAATTTACGACCAAATGTATTGATCATATCATTATAATGAAAACTGACAAATTGTGTGTCACCACTCATAAACAAGCCAAATTGTGTTAAGTCAAAATCAATATCTGCGACTGAATATACACCTCGCATTGTATAGACACTATCTTCATATTCGCGATCTCTGTTTTCTAGGAATAGTAAATCTTCAATAAAAAGTGGATCGGATGTATTGTAAACTGGGCGAGTAACATCGTCATTGTCACGAATTGAGCTATCACCAACTGTTTTGGGTCCTAGATATTTGTGAACATAAATATCTACTCCGCCAACAGTAAACATTTCAGATACTGTCTTATCAAGAAATGAATAATCGTTTGCTTTCTCTGGTCTATATAGACTTAATTTAGGCATTAAAGTTCCTCTTATTGCTTATTTATCGCCTTGTCTGAATGATTTATAATTGCTACCAAATGCAATTTTCTAGATAATTTGTGGATTTTTAATTCGTTTCATGCATTTAATACACCTACACCAAATATATGAGTTTAATTAACAAAATCTTTATTCTTAAATATGTATTGTAACACAAAATTGTTTACAGAATTTGAGAGTCTGCAATTTGAATCGGTAGATTCTACCGAGTCTGTGTTGCAGTTTTTAAACAAAGGAGAAAGCATATGGATATGCTAAATCAAGTTAAAGCGTGGGCTAAAGGATTAGCAGACGTTGGTGTGAGCATGATTGCTCTAGCCATCGTTCTCGAAGTTCTATTTAATGGCCAAGGCGTTCCTTTCTGGCCAGACATGAGCGTTATCGCTAATGTTCAGTCAGTACTAGCAGGTCTATCTGATCAGGGTTTACTCGGTCTGGTAGCTGTTTGGGTTCTATATCACATATATAAAGCGAAATAAGTGAAATAGAAGAACAGTCTAAACAACAACTTAGGTTGTAGAATAGGCGATGTTTCGGCATTGCCTATTTTTTTGATTGACTTTTCAATAGTGTTCGTGTATAGTTTATTCACCCATAAAAATTTATCCCCTCAATGATTTTATAATAAACAGTATTATGACAGTTAAAAAATTAAAATTATCTCAGTCTGATCTAAAATCATTTGGACCGGAAATATATTTTACAAAAGAGAATATGCCAACAACAGAGGAAGAACGTCAAAGTATTCTTCATGGGCGTTTAAATTTTTATAATTATGCTATTAATAGAAAGCAAGCCAAACACTTTGCTGTGGAGTGGTTAGCAACAAATGGAAATAAAAAATTAGCCAAAAAATTAAACTCTGTTACTGATTGGATGTTTCCTGCTACTTATGGTTATATAGCTCGCATGGCTTTAGTTGGTTGGGTATTAGATGAGCATGAAAAGAATGATATTATTTCAAAATCTGAAGAAGCTGTAAAACAGTATGAAGCTAAAGGCTCAAAAGTTAATCCAGAAAAAGAAAAAAAGAAACACCCAAATATTCAAGAAATAATGCGTGAAAAAGCAATGCGAGCCGCAGGCGAATTAGATTATCAACTAGATAAATTTATTGATGATAAATGTAAGAGCAAAAATAAACATGGTAATACTATGGAAATACTTACAAATTTTAATGTACTTCCGCAACATGTTAATTTAATTAAAGACATTTTTAATGAATACATTGAGGAATTTGCTCATGCATTAGAAACACCAACAGAAAAAGAATTAAAACAATATAATGAAGAAGAACAAGATTTAATATTACAACAAGCTGAGTCTTATAATCATCTTACAAAACCACAACTTAAAAATCTTATTAAGTATTGTCAAATGATAATAGAAGAAATGGACGGATATATACATTATAAAAAATCAAAAGTTGTAAGAAGAAGAAGAACACAAACACCAGAAAGAAAAATTCGTGATTTAAAATATTTAAAAGAATTTGAAGAATTAAATTTAGAATCAGTATCACCAGTTACAATTATTGGTGCATCAGAAGTATGGCTTTATAATACTAAAAATAGAAAAATTCAATATTATGTAGTAGATAAATTTTCTAGATCCTTTACAGTTAAAGGTACAACATTAATAGGGTACAATTCTAATAATTCAAAACAAAAAACACTAAGGAAACCAGAGGAATTTTTTGCGGTATTTAAAAAAGCCGGAAAGCCAGTTAGGCGTGACTTATTTAAAGAATTAAAAACTACACCCACAGGTGTTAATGGGCGTTTTAATAAAAATTTAATCATATTAAAAGCAACATAACATCTTACCCTCTAAAATTGACTTAGCCATAAATACTAGGATTGGAGCAAAATATATGGCCACATTAACAGAATTAAAAGCAGATCTATTCGATTACGTAGCAAAGCGTTTAGGTGATGGAATTGTAGATATTGAATTAGACCCTGAACATTATGAAGTAGCTTATGATCGTGCATTAGGAACATATAGACAAAGGGCTCAGAATGCTTTTGAAGAATCGTATTCGATACTAGAGCTACAAGAGAATCAAAACACTTACACATTACCTACAGAAGTAAACACAGTACGTCAAGTATTTAGACGCACAATGGGAGATGCAACAGGTCCTTTTTCTTCTTCTTTTGATCCTTTTAGTTCAGCTACATTGAATGTATATTTGTTAAATTATTCTTATGCAGGTGGGTTAGCAACATACGAAATGTATACACAATATGTTGAATTAGCCGCTAGAATGTTTGGTGGATATTTGAATTATACATTTAATCCTGTTACAAAACAATTAAGTTTAGTACGTGATCCTAAATCATCAGGAGAAAAAGTATTATTGTGGACATATAATTTAAGACCCGAAATTAATCTTCTTCAGGATAATCCAATTAAACAATGGATACGTGATTTTACCACAGCAAGTTCTAAACAAATTATTGGTGAAGCACGTGAAAAGTTTGCTACAATAGCCGGTCCTGGTGGTGGTACTCCACTTAATGGAGCACAAATGAAGGCTGAAGGTAGTGCTGAAATAGAAACGTTAATTCATGATTTACAAACTTTTGTAGATCACAGTCAACCATTAAGTTGGGTTATTGGTTAAATGAGAGCAATAGAGTTTATCAGAGATTTAGAAACAGATTTACCAGAAGGTATAGTCTGGAGTAGAAAAGGAAATGCCCTTGTAATGAAGTGGCGTTGTGAAGCTGGTGCAAGAAAAAATCGAATTGTTCCTACAGCGGCCGCATGTGGCCAAGCAAAAGATATGAAAAAATCTCAAAAAATGAAAAAAACAAGAGCCCGTACTAAAACTCAACAAGCACGTAGATCTAAAAAAACCAAAAGAATTAACCCAGCTTCAAAGACTCTTAAATTATTAAATAAATTTAAAAACAAGCGATTGAAAGTAAGTAAAGGTCCAAAGAAGCGAGTTCCAACTAAACCAAAGCCTAGAAAGATGTCTATGCCAGGCAAACCAAAAAAGAAAAAATAATAATAATTCTTGACAAATAGGGAAAAATATTGTAGTATGTAACTATGAGTCTCGATCTAATGCTGGATATTGAAACTCTGGGAGTAGTTCCAGAGGCAAATATTAGTACTATAGCCGCACAATTATTTGATCCTTTTGTTGATGGTTATACAGAAGCTGATCATTTTTATAGTAGAATTTCTCCCGAATCCCAACCTAATAGAATTATAAGTGAGTCTACTCTTGATTGGTGGGCCAAGCAACCAAAAGAAGCAAAAGAAGAGGCATTTGGCGAAGCGGACAGAATAGATTTA